ACGCTCTGGGGGACCGTGGTCACCGCGACCATCAAGGGCCTGACGCCAGCGACGAACCCGCGTTTCATCGGTGACGCCAACGTTGGTTCATCGCTTACCCTGTCTCAGTACTACAGCGCGTTCGGTCCGCTGGCGTGCGGGATTTTCGATAACGTCACGAACGTGGTGACCGGCAACGCGATGACCCTTGGCGTGCTGGCGAAATTCGGCACCACGCTCAATGGAACGGCTGGCGCCGCCGTGCTGAACGCGGGCACGCCCGCCACGGGCACCCTGGGCAGCTTCGCGGCCATGACCGGCTGGACATTCGGTTCGGCGGCGGACTATCCCAACGAAGTGATGAACGGCTGGTTTCAACGCATTCGCTACTGGCCCAGGGCGCTGTCGCTGCCCGATCTTCACGCTCTGACCACTTAGGAGGGTTCGACATGCCAAACGACATGGTAGGCGCGCTGTTCAAAACGATGGGTTTCGACCCGGCGTTGCTGATCGCTCAGGCGCAATCCATGGGTGCCGCGTTCGCGTCCATCTCGGAAACGCAAGCGAAACTATTGCTGCGGATCACCGAAATAGGGGAACGCCTGGAAAGCATCGAAAACAAACTCACGTCCATGCAGGGCGCCCTGGGACTGTACGTGGAACCTCCCAATGAAAAAATGCTGGCGTTGATCGAGGCTGGCACCCGCGAACATCTCCGTCAGTTCAACACGGATCGGCATACCGATGAGTGAGGCGCGCTCCGCCGATCAGTTAAGGGTCGAGGCGGCGGCGGCCGAAGCGGCGGCGGACACGGCCGAGGAAATCGAGGTCGAGCAAGCGGCGGAGGTCGCCCAGGCGGCGGACCTCGCGATGGATGCTCGCACATTGGAGAATTCGGAATGGCTGCGAAACCAGTTCCCGATCATCTTAGAAGAGATTTCGCGAAAGCACGCGGAGACCGACGAAAAGTTGGAAACGTTGGCGTCATCGATCCTGTCTCTGGTGACGGAGATGGCGGCGACGCGGGAACTGATCAATCAGGAACGGGAAGCGGAGCCGGAGCCGGAAGTGGAACCGGAGCCGGAACCCGAACCGGTGGCGGCGCCGGAACCGGAGCCGGAGCCGGAGGTTATAGAGCCGGAACCGGAGGCTCGCAAAAAGCGTCACAGACCAAGATACTGACGGAACGGGACGTCCTGCCGATCATTCTGCTGGCGCATATGTTCGCCGCGATGCTCATGCCGGAGATGGCATGCACCGAGGATGAGGCGCAACGCGAGGCGCGGGCCTTCGTGGCATGGCGTTCGCATTATGAAAGCCAGCCGATCAATCCGGCGACGATGGCGTTGCTGACCCTGCTTGGCGTGACGGCGGCGATTGAAATCCCCAAGGTCCGTGCGGGATTGCAACGAAAAGCGGCGGAGCGAAGTGCCTCCCGTGGCGAGGCGGTCATGCGCGGGGAAGCCATGGGGACCGTTGTTCAGATGGACCCGACCCGAGGGTTCCCCCAGGCGGGCAATGTCCCGGGCGCCGAATGAAACTACCGAACGATACGCAACGCATCACCGTCATCGGCAAGACGGGTTCGGGCAAGACTCAAGCGGGTGCGTGGCTGCTGTCGGAACGGTCCTACACGACACGGCCCTGGATTCTGTTCGACTTCAAGCGGGAACGATTATTGAACGCGATACCCTTCGCGAAGCACATTGGCATAGACGACAAAGTGCCGGAGCGTCCCGGTATCTATCTCACGCACCCGATCCCTGGCCAGCGCGATCGCGTGGACGATATGCTCTGGCGTATCTGGGACCGCGAGCATACCGGGGTTTTCATCGATGAGGCTTATATGATGCATCAGCGTTCGGACGCGTTGCTCGCGGTGCTCACGCAAGGCCGCAGCAAGAACATTCCGGTCATCATGCTAACGCAACGACCGAACTGGGTGACAAGGTTCGCGTTTAGTGAGGCTGACTATATCCAGTTATTCCAGTTAACCGACAATCGGGACAAGAAAACCGTCAAGGAATTCATGCCGTTGCCCATAGAGCATCCGCTGCCTGGGAAGTATTACTCATGGTGGTATGACAACAGTCACAATTTCAAGGCGGTATTGTCGCCGGTCCCGGACGCGAGCACGATCCTGGATCGGTTCTACGCGCGGTTGAAACCCTCACGGGAGCGATATTGATGTCAGGCACCAGTACAACCAGTTCCGGCGGCACCGTCACGTCGGGTGGAACCGTCACGTCGGGTGGAACCGTCACGTCGGGTGGAACCGTGACCTCTGGCGGCACCGTGGCGCCGGCCACGGCGGACTCGATGCAGGCATGGGCCGAAGCGACGGCGGCGTTCCTGGAACACTTGTTCCCGGCGCATGGGGCGCCTCCGCCACCTCTGGTCCCGGAAGCCTGAGATGGCTCGCGCTCCGGCGGACCGGGAGGCACCCGATCCGTTTCGTGACGAAGTGGCGGAACGCCTGGACGCGGCGGAAGCGGCGGTGTCTGATTTGCGGCGCCGCTTCGATGCTCTGGAAAAACTGGCCATGATCGGAAAATCGCGCGAGGGGGCCGAGGACACGGACATCGCCGCGAGACTGGACGCCATGCGCGATTGGCTTGAAGGCTTGTTCCCCGGTCACGGTGTCCCCTAAGGCGGGCCAAAGGGAGGAAACGCGATGTATCTCGGTATCAGCGTTGAAAATTTCATCACGATCGGGATCATGTTGTTGATCTGGATGCTCACTCTGCATCTGATCGGCCAGTTTGGCCTACAGATTCCGGGCCTGTCGTCCCTGACCGGCGGATGATCCGATCATGAAATGGATCAATACCGAAATACTCACGCAGCCGATGAACTATCTCATCGTGTGGGTGATAGCGACGATTTGGCTGTTGGCGTTTCATACCGTCATGACGGGCTGGCAATCAATGTCATCCGCGCGGGCACCCGTGGGAGGCGCCGGGCCGGGCACCCTGGCGGCGCCCCTGGCGGGCGATCCAACGGCGGTTTTTCAGCCTGCCTCCGCCGCCAGCATGGCACCCGGCGCCATCAACAATCAATGGTTCGGAACCGATCCGACATGGACGGACGGGTTCGAGGCACGATACCCGGAGGACGGGTGGACGAGTCCTTAGTCGCGGCAGGTTCCGCGAGCGACAAGACTTTAAGTGCCTTGCCTTCCTGACATCGCCGCTCAAGCGGCTTAATGGGAGACTTCACACGTGGCCGCGCAAACTCAGATCACGCCGCAACAAGCCGCTCAGGCGGCGGCACAGGCCAACGCGTCCGCCCGGGCGGCGGTGCTTGGCAATTCAATCGAGGCTCTGCAACAGATATTTTCCCAGAGCGGGATCAATCCGGCGCAACAAACCGTGGTCAACATCACGCCGCGCAACGTCGGACTGATCCGGGGATTTTATGTCCATGTGGCAACGGTTTTCACGACCGGTATCACCACGACATTGACGCGGACCACGCTCGGCCCGGCCAACCTGCTATCGTTGGTAACGTTTAACGATCTGAGCAATCAGCAACGCATCAATTGCGCGGGCTGGTATCTGCCCATGCTGGACAGTCAACGGCGGCGCAATCAAAGCTTTAGCGCGGAACTCGCGACCGGGGTTCCTGGCAGCGCCGCGTCCGGCACCGATACCCCGTTGGGCTTCTCGGCCAACTTCACCAGCAACTTCGCGCTCGCCGCGACCAATACGCCGCTGATGAGTTGTCCGGCGACCATCGCGCCAAGCACCGCGAACAATACCATCGATATGTGGTATTACATTCCGATCAGCTATACCGATCGGGATTTGCGCGGCGCGATCTATGCTGGCGTGGTCAACAGCGTGATGAATTTACAGGTCACGTTCAACAACGCCAATTTCCAGGTGGCGAGCACGGGCGATCCGACACTCGCCGTGTTCTCATCAAGCGGCGCGGTCAACGCGATCACCGCGCAAACGTGGAGCGTGGAAGTCTATCAGGACTTCCTTGACCAGTTGCCGTTCTCGGCGCAAGGGCCAATTTTACCATTCGCTGACCTTAGTTGGTCATATCTAATTAACACAACGTTCTTTTCTGGAATGACGGCCGGAACGGATTTTCCGGTGCCATTCCCGAACTTCCGAAACATTCAGAGCGTGACACTGGTTTATGACAACGGCGGCTCACTGAACACGGGCCAGGATGTCAACTATCTTTCGTTGCAAAGTGCTAACTACACGAATATTTTCAAGGTCTCTCCGGCGATGGCCGCGATTTTAAGTCGGAATATCCTGCACATGGATATGCCGAAAGGACTATATTACTTCGATTTCCGACGAAAACCGTTGAGCACGGTGCAGTACGGTAACCTCAATCTCATCGTCAATCCGGCCACCGTCACGAGCGCGCTCGGCCCGTCGCAATTCCTGGTGGGTTTCGAACAACTGGCCATGCAAAATCAGGTGGTTGGCGCCGGTTCGCTGGCGGGCGGCTGATAAGGAAAGGACAGCACGATGCTCTGGGACGACATCAAGAGTTGGCTTTACGAACCGTTCCGAACCCCGCTTGATCCAATCAATTGGGTGTTACTCATCGTGCTGTCGGCGACCCTGGCCTACGGATGGAGCCGGGTGCTTGAACACGTCTTAGAGGAGTGACCCAAGATGAGCGCGAAAGAGATTGTTATTTTGGTCGCCGTCCTGGCGCTTGGCTATTGGCTTGGCTCTTCCGGCGCCCTGGCACGGTTCACCGGAGGTGGTAGCGCGTGACGCCACTTAACGCGTTCATCATGTTCGCGGTGTTTTTCGCGTTTGGCGTTTGGGCCATGACGGGCGAGACCTGAAATGCCACAAGGCGATTTCACCGCGCTCATGCTGTTCGCCGCGTTCCTGATTTTCATCACCGCGAGAGGTCATCTCGGAACCTATATCAGGTTGTTGATCTGACGTGATGAAATGGATCTGATCCATTGATCGCCGGCTTGCTCATCCTGGGCCTGATGCTCATCGCCACCGCGCTGAAAGGCACTGAGCACGAGCTGGCGCAAGAGCTGCAAATGGACCTGTTCGGGGCCGGCGGGTTCGTGATCTGGATCGTGGCGATTCTGTTGCTGGCCGGAGTTGGTTACATTCCCGGGCTGCATGATCTGTCACGCCTGTTCATGGTCCTGCTGCTTGTCGTGATCTTTCTGGGCAACGCTGGCGTGTTCGCGCAATTTCAGAAAGCGTTGCAAGGCGTGTCCGCCGCCGGTCCCGCGCCGTCCAATCCGGTCCCCGGCATTCCCTCGAGTACCGGCGCGGGCGCCGCTGGCGGCACCGCGGGGGCGGCGGGCGGGCCGGGCATCGGGCAGGCGGTGGGCACCGCGGCGGCTGGCGCGGCGGCGGGGGCGGCGGTAAGCCAACTGGCGCCGTTACTCCTGGCGCTGTTATGAAAGGCGGCTGGCATGGCTGAGAACGTTGGCGAGACCATCGCGGCGGGCGTGGCCGCTATCATCGGGCTCGCGGTCATCGCGTTGCTGGTCAGCCAACGGGCGAATACCGCGAACGTCATCGGCGCGGCGGCGGGTGGCCTGAGCAACCTCATAGGCGTGGCGATCTCGCCCGTCACCGGCGCTCAGACCGGCGCCGGCGCCACCGGACTCGCCGGAGGCTCATGGACCGCTGGTGGGACTTACAGCGGGTTCGCGATCGCGCCAGGGTTCGGGGTGAACACGGCGGGGAACGCCTTGCTCGCGGGAGCGGCCAGCGGCGCGGCGGGCGCTCTGATCAATCAGGGTTTCTCCGCCCTGGGGGGAAGCAATATTCCGGTCATCAACGCGGGAACCAACTCCGCCGCTTATCGCGCCGTCTACGGCTCTGGCACGTCGTCCAACGCCTACATCGATACCACGAGCACATTCTGATAGGAGAATGAAATGGAACGCGGCGGGTTTTGGGAAACGCTATCCGTCATCGGGCTGGCGATCGTTGGCGTCGCTTCGCTCGCCGTGCTGGTATCGCGGAACGCGAACACCACGGGCGTGATCCAGGCATCGGGCAATGCTTTCAGCAATGCCCTTGGCGTCGCGGTCTCGCCGGTCACCGGTTCGTCAAGCATGAGTAGTTTCCCAATCTCATGAGTTTCTTTCGCAAACGTCAGGCGCCGTTCTATCAATTCGTCGCCGCGACGCAAATGCCCACGCCCGGGGCGATGGAATATGGTTTTGAAAGCGAAATGTTGGCGTGGCGCCCCGTCATCGGCCCGGCGATAGCCGCTCGTTTCCAGTTCCGAACATTGCAAAATCCCCAGGCGATGCAAAACGTCGCGGTATGGTGGACCACGGGCCTGGGCGGGCTGGCGCACGGACAAAGCGCCTTGCAACCCCTGAGCAATCCCTGGCAGGCATCGGGGGGATAGCATGGCTGGCGTCATCGAAGCGACCTGGGACGGCTTCAAATCGCATCCATGGCTCATCGTGGGCGGCGTCGGCGCGGTCGCGTTGCTGATCTGGTATACCTCGCGCGGCTCAGGCACGGCGGCGCCGCAAAATTTCGCGTTCTCTTATGGACCGTCTGACTCTCAGGTCGCCGCTGGCACCGCGCTGCAAATCGCTCAGGCGGGCGATCAGGCGGCACTCGCCAACGCCACGATCCAGGCTGGCACCGCGACCACCGTCGCCGGAGATTATTACAATTACCTGTCGAATAATTCTTCGAACACCTTACAATCCGTCATTGACACCAACAACGCCAACATCGCCATCAATTCAGCCAATGACACGACACAAGAATATGAGAACGAATTACAGGCCAGCAACACCGGGACCGCGATCAATTACGCCGGGACGCAAATCGCTCAGGGCCACGCGGTCAATCTGACCGTCACGCCACAAGGGGGAGTCACCTTTGGCTGAAATCGAAGTCGATCTGAAAGAGACGGCGGAGGGTGTCACCAGGGTGCCCGCGAACATCATGGGATTGTTGCGGCAGTCTTACGATACCCGCGAGAAGGTGCTGGATTGGTTCCTCGCCATCGGCGTCGCCGTGGCCCTCGCCTGGGCCTTCCGGGACCAGTTACGAGCCTGCCTGTCATTCGACCAATCCGCCAACGCCGGGCGTGACGATCCGCCGCAACCCAATCAGGACGTCGGCGGAGCCTTCCCCGCCAGCGGGGCGAGCAACGTCTACAACTACAACCTGCCGTCCAGCCGC